TCGCTCATAGCGAGTCTCCCTTTTAGTAGTTGTCGCACACCTCAATCCAGATGGGGTTTCTGTATTGGCTTGTACTTTCGGTCTTGTACGCCCCCTGGGGCCGATGGGTCCAGGGGGGGATTCTTTTATATGAGTCCTAGTACGTTGCTTCCACGTAAGGAACCTGATGTAGTACCTGCTGTGCCTCTAAAGGCTGCTTCTTCTTGTGCCTTCAAACGCTTACGGCGTTCAGACTCAAGACCACTAAACTCTTCTTTTTCAAGTTCTGACTGAACCTGGCCCATAGTTGCTGCGCGTTGGTTCTCGTAGATTCCAGAAAGTTTAGTTGTTGTACCAAGTTGAGCAGCAATGTTCTCAAAGCCTTGGGCTGCAAGTGTAGATGCTTCTGTTTCTGAAACACCCTTCTCAACCATTGTCTGTGCAATTGCTTTGAAGCGTTCACTGTTAAACTGAATACCAGACTGAGCACGGCGAATAGCCTCTGCTGCAAATGCTCCAGTAGTACGGTTAATGTTTAGTTGTTCCTGACCAATCTTAGGGTCCATGAAGAAGTCCTTGAGGTCAGCAGCAGTAGCAATATAACCAAGTTTCTGCAAAGCCTCAACATAGGCTGGGTCTTGGTTAACTGACTTGAGAGTAGCAATGTTTGCACGCTCAGCCAAATCCTTGGCAGTAACATTGTTCTTGGTGTAGAGTTTTAGAGATTCCTTGTCAAGATATTTCTTGCTTAGGCTGTACTTGTCTACTACTTCTTTGTATCCCTCAACTGCATTGAATAGTTCATTAGCAGTCTTAGGAATTACAAGACCTTCATTGAGGTAGCCGTATTCTGTATAGAAAGGTGACTCCATCTTTCCGCCACTTTTAAGTGTATAGTCTTTATTGTTTAAGAATACATCTATAGCATTATCATAGTCAAGACCCTCTTTTAGAAGAGATGTCAAGAAAGATGTAGATGAATCAATAATTGCTGATGAGAATCCAAGATTTTTAAGTGCTGCCTTAAGGACTTCAACATTAGTTGTTGGTCCAGTAGATGCATCACCTGTAACGACTCCCTTAGTGTCAACTGTGCTGACAACCTTTTTAGGAATAATTGTAGACGTACCATCTGAATAACTAACAGTTGAACTGCCGTCTGAGTTGACTACAGTAGCAATAATTGTTTTTGTAGTACTTGACGTGACTGGTGGTGTACCATTAACTTTATTTCGTCCTGCTTCCCAACCAGCGGCTTTTGAACCAATAAGTGGAGACATCGTAGGCATAATAATTTGATACTCGCCGTTGATTCCGCCAACCCATTTAACAACGCCACCGCCTGCTTTTTGTTCTTCAGACATGATTGGCTTTGCAGCAACTGCTTGAGCAGCATCAATACGTTTTTCTGTTACACCGTATACGTCAAGTTGACCTGATGTATTGACATCTTCTGCTTTAATCCCACGTTCAGCACGTAATTTATTAAGAGTATCTGTAAATACATTACCAGTAGTTTCAAAGCCAGTTGCTGCTTTATCGGCCGCTGCCTTATCGGCTGCTTTCTTATCGGCTGCTGCCTTTGCTGCTAAACGTGCTTCATTTCTTGCATCTGCACTAGCCATTATCCACGTCCCAACTTGCTTCTTAGACCTTGGGTTAAGTTAACAGCCTCGTTAATGGCTGTAGAGGTCTTGCCATATCCTGCATCACTCATGATTAACTTAGTCATTTCCCAATCGTTAGGTAGGCGATACTTACCATCATCACCCTTGAAGTTAAGGGCTTGCTTAAGTATTGGGTCAGCCTCTGTTACGTCTCTTTCAAGAGCATTAGATAGTGACTGCATGAGTGGCTTGACATACTTGTCAGCGTCTTCTCCTGCATTGACATAATCTGCAATACCCATGTACTTTGAAGCAACTTGGTTACGGATTGTAGTCTTGTACTGCTTAATCTTTTCTTGGGCAACATTCTGGTCAGCAGTAGAAAGGATGTCCTTGATTACTGGAGACAATGTTGCAAAGTCTGGAGCCTTAGCGTAATTCTTTACACTTGCTCCAACTAAGTCATCATAGATAGCCTTAGCAGCACCACCTAGATTCTCGACATTAAACTTGTCATTTGGGAAGTTCTTAACTAAGAAGTCAGCAAGGAATTGCTGTTGTTCTTCGGCATTAAATCCTTCACCAGATGTTGCTGTAGAAATCTTGTTGATTGCTTGGTACTGTAGAATTCCATCAGCATTTCTTACTTGCTTTGAGTACTCAGGATTGCCAAACTTATCAATCTTCTGCTTCTTAGTCTTAGGGTCAATAACTGGCTTGCTCTTCTTATCCCATACTGGAGCAAAAGATGTCACAGTAGATGTAGTGCTAGTAGCAGCCTGTGCTTTAATTGTTGCGTTCCACTGATTAACAAATTTCTTATCTAGGTCTGCAGTAGGGGCTACGCCGAATGCTGTGAAGTAAGCATTACCAAACTCAAGACGAGCCTCTGTTTCATCCTTTAACTGCAAGGCAGTAGATATCTGCTTGTTATACTTTGTAGTAGTATCTGGTTGCTTGATAGTCTTTCCACCCACACCATAAGCCTTAAGAGTCTCTAGGTATGAGATAGGGTCTGCGTTATTAGCAGCAGCAAGACCAATGATTGTAGCCATTGCAGAGTCATCTCCAGGACCAATTATACCAATAGGTGTCTTAGCCTTTGAGAATCCTGTAGCGCGAGCAAGGGTTTGCCAATGGTCAAACATATTAGTTGCTTTAGAACCACTAGGTGCTGCTTGAGCACTAAGCATACGCTTTAAGTTCTGCAGTTCAATAGACTTTGCAGTAGCATCAGGAGCGTTTAGATAAGGCAAATAAGGATTAGTAGAACCATACATGTTAGCAGGCATACCACTTAAGATTGCATTAGACATTGATGAGAAAGCGGTAGGGCGTGCACTTGCAGCAGCACGTGCTTCATCTGCCGTCTTATAAACTATTTTGTCTGCCATCTTAGCCCTTCAATTGTCCTGCGAATACTCCGTAGTACATACGAGAGAATGACGGATTATCTACCATTAGTTGTTCAGCCAATGAAACAAGTTCATTACGCATGAGTGTTGCTAATCCACCCTTTGCAGTAAGTTCTGCATAGTTGGATACTTTTGCCTTGTTAAGTATAGTTTGTAATTCTTGATACTTAGGATAGAACTCAGATATCTGATTATAAATAGGAGACTGAGTAAATGCTGGGTCTTCTAGTGCTTCACCAATACGAGCAATACGCTCTTGAGCAGTACCAGTTGTAACAGTATCAGGTGGACGTGAGCCACCAAATTGCTTGTTTAACTTGTCAATCTGCTCTTTGTACCAGAAGTCTGGGTAGCGATTAGCAATCTGTTGCTCTGTAATCTGGTCCTTAAGCATTGAGTAAACCATGCTTTCAGCCTCATTAGATAACTCTGTAGCAGATAGACTGCGGCGAGCACCTGTATTCTTCTGCCAGTTATAGTACTTAAGTGAGTACTCTCCACCAGGGAAGAAGTAAGGGACTACATCTCCAGGAGAACGAGCATACTTATCAGCAGCACTTGGGTTGTTATTCAACCAAGTCCATGCATCATCAGTACCACGTACGTTACCTGTGGAGCCACCTAGTGCAATAAGCAAGTTCTCAGCACCAAATGCCTCAGAGAACTGGTATACAGACTTGCCATAATCACCTGGGTTCTTACGAGAAATCTCGTCCCAGTGTGAGTAAAGCATTGTTAATGTCATAAACTTTACTTTGTTCTCAGGAGTCTTAATCTTTGCAAGGACTTCTGCAGATGGAGTAGCAGGTGAGATGCTCTGGAACAGTGCATTCAAGAAGCCAACCTCACGAGATAGTGATTCAGCATCATGGAATAGTCGTGTACGCTCAGCATCATTTGCTAATGGATTAGTTCCATACTTGCCAGTAGATGCTAGGTATGATGCCCAGTCCTTAATACCACGCTGTACCATTGTTTCATCACCCATACGGTATGCAATAGTCTTGCGTAACCATGCTGGAAACACGAAATCTTCTGCAGATTTAGGTGCACCAAACGGTGTGATAATGTCGCGTAATACGTCATTAACTGGTCCAAATGCTGTTGTTTTACCACTAGCAGCATACAATCCCTGTAGTGCAGGTCCAATGCCAGGTAGTCCTGGGTTAACCTGACCAAATGCTAAGTTAAGTGACTGTACTGGTGCAGTAATCTGTAGTGCTTCACGTGCATCAATGTTCATGCCAGCCATAGCACCCATTACAGTTCCTACTAGAGGAATCTTAAACTGCTTGTTAGTAGAACCTGGCTCTGTATAGAAGAAACCTTGGTTGTCATCGTAAGTCATACCAGTCACATCATAGAGTGTGTTTGAACCCTCTTGATTGAGTGAGTTGTATGCCTTACCAAACTTAATAGCAGGTATTGGATTAGCCAAGAACAATTCGCCCCACTTATTAAGTGTATTGTAGTGTGCCTGTGCGAATGGGAAGGCTAGACGCCATGCGTTAGCCCATTGATTCTGACGTGCAGCATCATAGAACAAGTCTTTAACATACTTAGAAGCCTCACGTGCAGCCATCTGATGGATGGTCTGTAGTTCAGTAGCACCTTGATGTACGTAATCAACGTTCTTCTCACGCTTTGAAAGTTCTTTAGAGATAACACGAAGTGTAGGATGCTTACGACCTACTGGACGTCCCATAAGAGTTACAGGAGCCAATGAGTTGTTTGCGCTAGTGAGCAGTCTCTTGAGGTCATCTGTCTTGAGCATTGGAGCATAGCCACCAATGAAGTCCCAGTAAGACATCTGATATTCAGGACCAAAGTTATACTTAGACTCTAGGCGTGTTGCTAGTTCAAAGAACTTGTCAACTGCGTATGTAATCTCTTTAGGACCAGCCTGTCCAATAGCACGTTCTGTAGTTACGAATACGTTAGAACCTGCAACATCATCTGGTGTAAAGTTACCTTGAATTGCTTTGAGGAATTGCTTCTCAGCAACTTCCATTTCAGCAGTATTCTTGATACCCTGAGCATAAGGTGCACGAATCTTAGTTAGTTTGCCACCCTTTTCAACAACAACTTCACCATTGCGAAGTAGTTCTAGAACTAAGTGTGACTTAGGACCACTACCTGCAAGTGCTCTAATGTTGCCTGCAACAGTATCCACCTGCTTCTCATCAAAGAGATAGATGAAGATGTTATCTAGATTAAAGTTATCTTTAGTAAATCCTGCACTAGCATCCTTTAAGAATAGGTTGCGAATACCCTCATTCTTTTGGAACACACCTGTTGAGAAGTCCTTAAGGATGTTATCTGCAGTATCATACTCATCAACGAGTTTCTGTACATAACCACGCTTGGCTGCTTCGTCACCATTTTGAATCAATTTGACTACATCTGGGATGAACTTATCAGCCACGAAGTTGTTAATGGTATAGGCAAAGCCTTCCATAAACTGTGGGTGGTTAGAATCTACTACCTTGTAGAACTTAAACACCTGTGAGTGACGGCTAGAACGCATATCAGATACAGATTGCTTGCGATTAATCTGTGAACGGTATGCACGAACTGCCTCTGTTAGTTCTGCTTCGGCATCTGATTCCTTGAATATCTGACCTGTAGCATCAAATTGATACTTACCCCAGCGAGATACTAACTTCTGGAACTCATTACCTTGTGGGTTTGCAATCACCATTGATAGGAATGCTAACGGACTTGAAATCAAGTTATTGTGACCTGAGAACAACTGACGCATCTGCATTTCTGCAATGTTACGGAAGATGTATGAGAAGCGGAATACCAACTGTGCTGTACGCCATACATCGCCAAATTCTTCTGCGAGAACTTTACCCTGACGTACTCGACCATAAACAGCGTTAGCCTGGAAGTTAGTAAGTGTCTTTAAGACTGCCTTACTATCAGGAAGATTAATCATATCGCGTAGCAACTGGTGTTCTAGAATTGCATCAGGCAAAAGAACTGATTCTCCGCCAGCATTAACAATATTTGCTACACGGTTTTCAGCAGTTGAGCCTAGGCTATAAGCCTTTTCGATTGCTTCTTCTCTACCAGAAATCTTAGTAGAACGCTTAAGGATATCAATTTCTTCTGGAGTCAGATTAAGTTTCTTACCAATCTGCTCAGTAATCTCAGTGATGCCCTTTTCAACAGCAACAGCACGCTCTTGGTTAGTAGTAGCCTTGAATAGGTTACGCTGCATAGTAGCAATAACTGCTTCTTGACCATCTTTACCAAGCACTGTCTTAAATGCTGCAGAACTTACCCAGTCCTCAACACCATTAACAAGACTTGATGTGTCACCTAGGTTAAGCATTGTGCCACGTACATAGAAGCGGTTAAACGACTTCTCAATGGCTTCTGCGTACCGTACTGGTGCAAATGATATAGGGTCAACCATGCGTGCTAAAGGATTTGCTGTCATCTTGCCAGCCTGAGCCTTAAGACCTAGTGATAGTGACGCCTTAATACCACGAGGGTCAACACCTTCTACGCCCATGTGCTCTAGGAATACTTTAAGTACATCATCTGATGTTTTTGCAGCAGTCAATGCCTGAACAATTTCAGAGTCTAACTTCTTACCAAAGAAACGGTGTACAGTTAGTGCGTCGTCTTCCTTTGCAACTATTTCTGCAATCTGATTAAAGCGACGTCCCAACATAAACTGTAGCGGCTTAGAGAAATCTTTACCAACTTCGCCACCAAAGTTATCAACAATACCAATTTCAGAACTTAGTTGCTCACGAAGAGCATTCTTTTCTGCGATTTCAGTTTCAATCTTGAGCAACTTCTTTAGACCCTTGTACTCTGGGTCATTAATAAGTTCACGAAGAATCTCTGGGTCTTTGTTAGCCAACTCACGAAGAGATGAAATGTACTGAATCTGGTCATCTAACTTCAATTGCTGGTTAAGAATGTCATCTACTTGGTTCTGACGAGCAAGAAGTGATGCTTCTGTATCCTGAATAGAGCCAAGTAACTTAGCAATGTTTGGACCAAGGTCAGTTGGGTCAGCAATTTCTGCAGCAGCCATAGCAACCTCTGCACGAGATGCAGCAAGACGCTTAGTGTTAGTGACTACAAAGCCACCTTCTGCTCCATAAATCGAACGGATGTTCGAAAATCCGTCAACCTTCCAGATTTCTGTAACTGCATCTGCAACCTTAGCCATAACAGCAGGGTTTTTAATGTCTGCTACACGGCCAATAAGTGAACCAAGGCTTTCAGCCTGTACAAGTTCATCGCCAACTGCATAAAGTGAGCCTAAGAAACCTTCAAAGTTAGCAGTATCCTGCTTAAGTGAACGAGATAGGTCATCAAATGCCTGCATCGCTGTGACATCGCCAGTATCTGTAGAGAGTTGCTCTAGTCTGTCGATTAATTGTGCACGACGAGTAGATTCTTCTAGGATTTCATCCTGAGATGCACCCTTAAAGTTGTCCGCAAGGTCAAGTAACTTGAAATCTTCATTGCCTTTAGCAGTAATAACGTATTCATCTATACCACTTGCGCCAACTGTAATCTTACCAGCCTCTGGAAGTTCATCTGTGATGATAAATCCATCAAAGAATCCACCAGTGTTCTTCATATCAGCAGATAGTTTATCTACTGCTTGAGTTAGTTCACCAGTCTGGACCTTTGGATTGTAGACGAACCACTCAGCAACCTTATTAGGTGCAAGAGTTGCAGCAGAAGTTGGGTCTTTTGCAAGGTTCTCAAAAATATCTTTGTCAGTATTGAGCATTTTAGCAGCAGTCTTAGAAAGAACTGCAGCCTTCTGCCTCTCAGCAACGTTAACTTCTAGCGCAGTCTTCTGATAAGAAGAGTTAAGGCGCTTGTATTGCTTTGCTGCTTCTTTCTTTGCAAGTGCTTGTAGTTCAGCAGTATCTTTAGTTACAGAAGCAATCTTCTCATCTTGTAATGCTTGTTGTGAAGCCTTAGTTAGTGGACCTAATTCTTCCTTAAACCCTGTAATTTTCTTGCCTTGGCGAATAACCTTAGTAGCAGCGCCAGGTCCAAGCCATGTTGTTGGGTCTAAAGCAATGTTAAGAGTAGCATCAAGTAATCCCGACATTACTTTGTATGCTGTTGTATCAGGGTTAGCACCTAGTGACTTGGCTGCAAAACGGCCAATTGTAAATGACTCACCATTAATCTTGCCGTAAGCACCCATTGCTTTTGCTTGGTCTTTGCCAACTCGTGACTCAGGTGCAATAAAGAAACCTGAACCAGTTTGAACTCCAGGCTTTCCACCAGCAACATCTGCGATGAGAGAACCAAACTGTGTGTTCTTTCCACCAAGTGTTGCTAAATCTTTTACGAACTGTCCAGCATTTCCTGCTGAGATGTCGCGTGTGAGTGTGGTTGCAAGGTCATAAGGCTGACGAAGCATAGCAAAGCCTACACGAGTAGCACCCTTAATTGGGTCGTAGACAAGATTACTAAATGCTGAGCCAATAGAACCTAAGATTCCACGGTCTTTCTTAACAGAAGCCTTAATCTTTTCAACATTCATCGCGTCATTCTTAAGTTGCGCGATACCGTCCATTGAAACAATCTTGCCAATGCCAGGTGTATTAACACTAAGCCCCTGTTGAACCATAGCCATAACTAGGTCTTTGCTCATATTTGGGTAGCGTGAAGTAATCTGACTAAAGTTGTCAAATTTATCAGGCGTCAAAGAAGCCATCTGCATACCAACCATACGGCGCATTGTTTCGCCCTGATTGTTATACAGTGATTGAGCAGCAGGAGATAATGTTGGGTTAGCCACTAAACACCCAATTCGTTATAGGCTTCAACCATTAAACGTAATTGACGTGAATTAGGATTTGCCATAAGCATTGCACGAGCAAGAACAGAGCCTTGGTCAATTGCATCAACTGGTGTTGGCATTACTTCTTGTCCTGCACCAGGACCGTATGTTGCACCCTCTGATAGAGGAACACCTTGTGTACCAGGAGCAAATGCATTAACAGCATCAACTGAACCTGACAAAGGATTACCTTGTGGAATTGATGACATAGGTGTAGATACATCTGTGCTAGAACCTTGTGCTAGAGATGTTAAATCTTGACGATTAGTATATGCTCCACCAGTTGAATTCTGAATCTTTGCTTCACGCTGAATCTTTGCTACGCGCTCTGAAACATTGTTATCAGTGCGAGATGAGTTTGGCCCCATGCCTGAGACCTGTTCTTTAATAGCCATTAGTCTTCATCCTCATCTAAGTGTTTTCTAACATCATCAGGTTTTATTTCTGTTTGCATCCAGTCAGGATACGCTTGCTTTGCAGAAAGAATATACAAAGCATTATCAACTGTAAATCCTGCTTTACGCAAGGACTTATAAAATTCATGTAACTCAATAGCGTACTGGTCTAGTTTCGAGTAGTTATCATCAACTACTTGCTTCTTCCTTGTAGCCATTTGTTTTCCTTATCCTAGTCCTGCTAACATTGTTGCTAAATCTGGGGCTTGTTGAGGGGCCCCGCCAGAAGGTTGTCCAGGAGCCGCTGGGGACGGGGGCGCTTGCTCAACTGGGCCTTGTGTGCCTGGCGGAGCCATCTCCGACTGCGGAGGTTGTTCAGGTGTTTCCACCTTAAACACTGCCAACGCAGCAGACTCTATGCTCTCCCCTTTACGACGACGTTCAATAACGTCGGCAATATTTTGGATTAACTTAGTTGGGTCTTGACCCTGTGCGACCATCGCTGGAATTGCTTGCGCACTTGCAGTAATCGATGCAGTAAGATTCTCGCGCATCTTTTCAATTTCGATACGTTGTTCTTCCATAGTAACGTTAACGCTCCATGGCAACTCACGACGAATAAAGTCCTTAGATACTAAATCAGCACCTAGTGCTTGAAGAGAGAAAATTAGAGCGCGTGAAGGGTCTAATCCAGCCATCAAGCCATATCGGACTTCTACAGAAGTATCGCCCTTAATGTCCTTGCCTGGCATGTACTTTAACTCGTACGGTGTTCCTTGCGCGGTTCCTCTAACTGTCTTCTTTTCATTGAAAAGGATTTCATCCATTTCGAAACATAACTTGATGACATCTTCCAACACCTCAGCAAGGACTGTTTGACCAGCCTTAATCTGAGAGTCGAAAGCACCAAGCAATGCCTGGACACCTTGACCAGTGATAACACTAGCGTCAATGTTTCCAGTTCTACCCTCAGGATATCGAGCACCAAGTCTTAATTCTGATTGGAGTGCTGATTGCTCCTGGAAAGTAGCAGCGGGAATGTCCAAACGAACACGCCCAACACCATTAGGATTTGTAGTACGGATGATTGCATCTGGGCCCATAGGCATATCCAGTACATCATCAGGTACTACAAGTGGAGCCTGGATTGACTTTTCAGCCGCTTCCATGGCAAGGTTAGCAAAACGAGCACGAGCAAGTTGTACGAAAATTACATCATCAAACTGTCCGCGAGGCTTTCCATCAATAGATGGACGCTCTGCAACTACTACTGTCATTTTACCCATAGGGTTTTTAGCAGTACTTAAAACTAAATCTTTACGTGAAGGAACATACAAGACAATTGAATCTTTATCCATGTAGCGGATGATTTCAATCTCTTGGTTCAAGTTCTGGTCATAGCCAAATTGACCTAGGATTGCACGGTCAAACTCTGGGAACTCATTGACAAGTTCAATCATTGTCTTGTTGTAACGCTTAGCGTATGCAACTAGACGACCAAAACGGTCACGCTCATAGTAGACACCAGTTGGGTCTTCTACGCGGATGCGAGGAAGTTTAGAGTCCCAGTCTGCCTCAACGTGGATAGGCAAGAAACCATAGGAGAAGTACTGGTCAGAACCTGGGTACATTTGAGTCTGCAAGCGTGATGTGTAAACATAGTTGTTTGCAATCATGCTGCGCTTATCAGCAAACTCACGAGCATTATCTGATGTTACATTTGTAGTAGAGCAATTGATAGAAGGTAGCGGTGCTAGAACTTCTGCCAAGTCGCGTGCTGCAACATCAACAAAGTTGGCAACCATGGCATGTGACATTCCCTCAGGGAACATGTCGGGAAATATCTCGACCATTTTTCCCTGGCGCACAGCAAGCACGTTAGCCATTTGGGTATCGCGCTCAAAGGCACGATGCTTCATAGACTCTACGCGGCGTGCGATAAGTTTGATGTCTACCATTGTTGTCCTATTCGTATTGAGCAAATTCGTAATCGTTGAGATTAATCATGTAACGATTACCTTGTTGTTTGGGTGTTGCCCACTTGTTTGGTATGTGACTTTGCCCCATACGTGTTGTACTGATGACTTCACGTGCACGCAGTTCACAGAACCACAATGCCATAACGCAGTCAGTCTTACCCTTGGTATCTGGCTTCCAAGTAATTAACTGTTGGATTAAAGCCTTGATACCTTCTGAACCATCTTGCGATGGAAGTTCAATTAAGTTATCATCTTGATGTACATTGCTGCGCATAGTCCCAAAGAGACCTGACATAGCAGCCACACCAAAACCAGTATCCCATTTGTTTCTACCAGTGAACTGGCTAGAGAATCTCACACCAGCCGAGGCAAGGAAGTTACGCAAGACTTCATCTAAAGCATAAGCCTTCTGATGAGCGTTAGTCTCAATACGTAGTTCTTGTGGGTGATACTTGGCTACCCAGTCCTCAATTAACTTTTGAATCTTCTGAGGAGTAGGCTCTTGCATATTCTCTACATCAAGGACGTAGCGTTTTCTTGTCTGACGGTCAACCGTCATAATAACAGCAGCGGTATTACCAGCCATCGCAGGGTCTAAGCCCATGATGGTGTACCACTGACCTTGCGCTTCTGGATGACCAGGCGTTCCAGGCTTTAGAGTTCCTCGTTTGCGCATCCTATTGACTGAACCTTGGACACAAGCAGGGGGGAAAATAGAATCTTCCTGGACATCCTGCTGCTGATAAACAAGTGCCCAAGCAGAAGGAGAGACTTCTGAACGTCGGCGAAACAGTGCTGGCCCATTCCATTTAGGATAAAGTCCGTCCTCATCGGGAAGGATGTTATCTTCTGAACCTTCCCATGGGATGTTTGACTTAGGCCAGAGGGTAGTCCATTTTTCTGGGTCATCGTTGTACTCCAATACTGCTGGCATTGACATGTATGTAAACGGCGTCTTGCCACCCGTCCAGTGGTCGGGGTTACGAATCTCACGATATAAATCATTTGAGGCGATACGTGTGCCCACAATGAGCAACTTACCAGAATCACCAAGACGAGTAATTACATCTCGCTGCAACCACAACAGTTGCTTTTCCCATTCATGAGCGTTAGATGTAGTAACAACGTCGTCAAGAATGATAAGGTTAGAACGAGCACCAGTGATTTGACCACCAACACCAAGGGCCTGAACCGTTGGGTCCTTTTCGGTGGAGTCACGGCTGAGGTAGATGCGGTCTGCTTTCCAGGTATCTGCATCCTCTTTCCATCCTCCGACAGAGCCATAGACGGCCTGCATTTTAGCCCACCGCTCATGAGACAGGCGCTGCTTGATTGAGTATAAGTATTCTTTGGCGCGCTCTTGAGTCTTTGAGACGATGGTAATCTTGATGTTAGGGTCCATGGCGATGCGATAGACACAGTAGTTGACCGTGATAACGGTAGACTTGGCGTGCTCGGGGGGTACGTTTATCAGCAAACGCTTGCCTGAGGCAGGCTCATAGACCATGCTGTCATGGATGTAACTTGGCTCACGGCCCTCAAGGATATCAATCCAAGAGCGGTGATGGTCAAAGATGGGGCTTCCTAGGAACTCCTTCGAGAACTCCTCAAAGCCTATCTTAAACTTAGCGTCCCCTGTGACGATAGAGAGCGTCTTCTCTCCCTCAGTTCGCGCCTTTTCAAGGGCGGCCATGAACTGTTCGTCTTTACGCCAGTCTTTCATGACATCGGGCTTTCTATCAGCCCTGGCGATTGCATCTTGCAAGTCTAAACCTTGCTTGATGAATTCTAATACTTTGGCCTTAGCCTCTTTAAGTGCCACCACATTGTGATGTTCTTTACCACCCTTGGCAGCCATATAAACCCTCCGTAATAAATCCCCTTTATCGCTCGGTGCTTTCAGCACCTCGCTAACCCCTCGTGTGTTCGTGGCTGGCAATCAAAGCCAGCCCTTACGGTCTGTCTTAGCCACCCACTCACAGTTAGATAAACTCACTCTGTACTAGTCGTTCGTTTATCGTTACATATATACTAACCCGTTCAAATACGAAAACCGAACGGTAGTATATCTAAAATGTGACGGAAGTCACTAGGAATATACTACCAATACGGACATTTCGATACACTGGAGCCTAAATACTGGAAAAATAATTTTAGGCGATAGTGTATACCTATAGCCAGGGGCTATAACAAGCACTGGGGTCGCCCTAAGGCGACACGAAGTTTTTAGGCGAATAAGAGTGCGAGGGACGAGCACATTCGCGTCTTTTGGGGGTCGCAGGGGGCGGAGCCCCCCGCCGATTTAGTAATCGAACAGGTGTTCGGTAATGCGTGGGGGTTTGTGTTGGGTGACTATCTGCTGAGCCTGTTTGAGCGTGGGGCTGAGCGTGGCTGAGCGTACGATTATCGTACGGACACCTGCTAAATGGATTTGACCTTCAAGGTCTTTTCTGGGATGATTCTCTTAGTGGTTAATCGTTAATCACTAACTATCGAAAGGCTAGAAAATGACAACAACACCAGCAGTACAAAGCAAGGATATGGCTAACACTTCTTTGGTATCAGATTTCAAGGCTTCACTTCTTCCCGTTCTTGAGAAGGAGAAGGCTCTTTGGTTGGTCATGCTTAAGATGATGCAGGATGATGCGCTAAGCGTTCGCGGTGGCAAGTCCACTATTGAAGCGGTCAATGCTGAGAGCGGTTCGCTTCCAACTATCGCGGTTTCACAGGTTCAATACTTCTTGAGCGCTGGCGTAGTTTATGAAACCGTTCAAGGCGTGGATGATGTTCCCCTAAGCGCTCTGCTCAATGTTACAATTCAAGGCACACGCAAGTTAGGCAAGAAGCGCTTTGCGGAATTAGTAGAAGTCACCAGCAATTTCAAGGCGCTTGCTAAGGCTATCGAGAACGCTCCTGCTAAGGAGAAGGCAGAAGGCAAGGGCAAGGTTGAAGGCGTGGATGCGCTCATTGATGCGCTATTGGAAGCGCTATCGGCTGACGATTTCGAGGGGATTC